TTAGCAGCAAAACCAGCCGCCTTGCTTTGCGGGATGATGTACTCAGGTTCACCGCCTTCGCCAATAAGCCCAAGTGTTGGGCCTTTAACCATGCCGCCTTTAGCAAAGGCTTTGAAACCTCCTTTCCAATATGCACCAGCCGCTGCGCCTTCTGTTGTTGTTGTTGAACTAGATGAGGCTTGAGCTGCTCTTGCTGCATTCAAATTTCTTTGTGCAGTTGCTGCTCTATTAATTTGATTGGCAGCATTTGACGCTTGAGTGGCAACTTGAATAAACATGTGTGCTGATTGCTCCGCATTGTGTGCAACTTGCCCGGTCCCTGTTGCTAGGTTTCGCGTGTTTGTATTGCTGTTGGCAAGTTCGTTTTTCAATAAAATTGCGTTCGTTGTACTTTCGCCAAGCTTGCCGACAAGTTTGCCTGCATTTTGATCACTCATATTAATTTCTTTGCTGACAAGCTTTTGTTTTAAGTTTTGCTCTGCGGTCATACGTGCTGATTGAAGTTGTGCTTCAGCAGCTCGTTTTTGATGACCAGCAATTTGACCTTGAGCAGAAATTTGACCATCAAGCATCTGGACAGTTTCTCTTTGAACATCTACAGCTGCCTTTGTTTTTTGTAAAATTAAGGCTGCTTTGTCTGCGCTTTTTGCCTCTGCTGCAGCCAACTCACCTTTAGCCTGAATCATCCGAGCTTCAAGGACTGCAGCCTGTCTGCGGAAATCAAGCCTTTGCCGCTCCGCCTCGATGCTGTTTAAGGTTTGCTGGTAAACAATACTTGCCCCTTCCATTTCGTTGCGGAAAATATCCTGCGCAATCTTCAAGCGTTCACTGGCTGAACCGGCTAGCTCGTATGCAACTTGCAGGCCCTGGTTTTGCATTTTATTGATTGCTTTTTCTGCGTTTAAGCGAGCATTTGTAACCTTGACAGTATTTTCATAAGCAGATTGTTGAGTTTTAATTTGTGTTTTTTCTTGGGTTAAAAACTCAAGAGAACTTTTTGTTGCTTCAATAAACCGGTTTTTTGCTTCTGTAGCAGCGTCAATTTTTGGAGCAATTTTGCCGGTATTGGTTTTTAGTTTTTCCGACGCAACCGTAGCCTCTTCCGTTTTGGTTTTAATAATGCCCATGCCTTTTGCAAGCTCATAAGCTTTGCTAACGACGAAACCTAACGGGGTATTCTTTAGTTTGTCAATTAACAGTTTTACAACCTGAATGGACAAAGGAACAATAATTTTTAAAACATTTGCAATCTGCGACATAGACGTAACTAGAATATTTTTTATAATATTTGCTACAACCTGAAAATCTACGTCTTTAAATATTTCTTGGAAAGCTTCACCTAAAGGGGCAACGGCTTCTTGCAGATTGCGCATAGCTTCGTTTAACACTTCAACAGCAAACGCACCTACTTTGAAAATTGTTTTTATTAAAGTGCCTAGTGCCGTTTGATCGCTGAAAACATTTTGTATCGCAACAGATAGCCGCTTATACGCTCCGTTAATAGTGTCAGCCGCCCTTGCTTGCGCTTTTGCTGCAGCGCCTGCTGAATTTTTTTGATTTTTTAATAATTCTTCAAACTTTTCTAAATTGTTTAGAACAGGAAGCAACGCAGGACCAGCCTCAGTACCAAGAGCTTTAAAAATTTGTCCTGTATCAAGTCCTGCGGCTTCAAGCTTTTTAAACGTTCCTAAAAGTCCATCGTTTGCAAGGGTAGCTGCATCAATATTTACGCCAACATCTTTTAAAGCTTTTGCTGCCTCACCAGAAGCAAACCGCGCCAACGCGCCTTTCAAGCCAGTAAACGCAACTTCTGCTTGAACCCCTGCAGCAGTTGATTGCGCAATAACAGCATTAACCTCATCAAGAGGGATGCTTAAACCTGCTGCGGCAGAAGCCACTTTACCAATATTTGCAGCATATTGAGCAACAACAATTTTGCCATCATTTTGAGTTTGAATAAATTTATCAACTATTTCTGTGGCTCGGCTTGCTTCTATGCCGTAAGCATTTAAGACAGACGTTGCAGCGTTGCCAACTGTATTGATGTCGCTAAACCCGCCAGTAGCACCAAGACTTGCGGCTTTTAATACTTCTGCTGCATCAGCAGCTTTAGTAAACCCAGCAGAAGCTACGTCATAAGCTGCACCGGTCAGTTCAGCAACGCTTGCCTGACCATTTAATTCATTGCTAACTTCCTTAAGCCTTGTAACAAGCTCTTCGGAATTTACGCCAAGAGATTCAACTTTTGCAATTGAAAAATCTTGAGCTGCAATAGTTTTGAATGCAGCAGAAAGCCCGCCTATCGCTGCTAAAGCGGCCCCAATTGGCCCTAAGGCAGCTTTAAACGCTGTCCCAAAGACCGCAAGTCCTTTTGATGCGCCTTTTGCAGCGACACCAGCACCTGAAAAGCCCTTTTTGGTTTTGCTAAGAGCAGAAGTTCCACCATTTAAAGCTTTTTCTAGCTGCCCTGAATCCGCCCTGATTTTTTTCAGTACGGGGCTAACATTATTTCTCGCGTCAAATTGAACAACAACCTGACCAGCCACAAGCTCTTAACCGTGTGGCACAAGTCTACCTCCGCTTTGCTTTGCGGCGCATCTCAGCTTCTTCTGCTGCTTCTGTTTCATACAGCAAACACCAGAGCTGCAGCTCTTCGCGTGACATCTTTTGGGATAGCTCAGACAACGTGTAGCCCAGTTCACGGGCTAAACGCATCTGAATCCTCAATGGATAGTCATCTTTGAAGAGCTTGGCTAGTTTTTTGCCTCGTCCTCAGTAACGTTGCCTTCACCTGTTACAAGAGCAAGCATCAAACCTTGCAAGTCTTCGTCGCGCACGTCGTTTTTAAGCTCGGCCAATTCACCAGCTTTAAACATCCGCTGACCATTTTCATCTGTTGCTTTGTTTACCAATAGCTGCAAAGCGTATTGAGTGGCATCGTCTGATCCGGCTTGCTTTTGTGCGCGTTCACGTTCTGCCATCGTTAATGGCGTAGACCAAAATTCAAACTCAGCACCATCACTCAGAATTACAATTCTTTTGACAGGTACAAGATTCGCGGCTTTCTTTAGGCGGTCAAGAGCACGAAGACTAGCGCCAGCGGTAGACATAAAAGCCTTGAAACAGTAAGCAGATACTACTCATAGAAAAACCCCCAGCGCAAGCCGGGGGTATTACGATCAAAACGATTATCAGCTCTTGCTGAAATCGAAGGTAGGAACAGCAGATGGACGGAACGCAACCTCGATCGATTGTGCATCGTCTGGGTTGACTGTAAAGCTGGCTGAAGTAAGCACAGCTTCCATCTCAATGCTTCGGCTTAGGGTTTCATCAACAACACCAGAGGCGACTACCCGGTCGGTGTAGAGCTTGAATTGAACACCGGTCTGAACACGCTGGATGACGTCATCAACCAAGCGTGACGCAATCGTGGTGTCATCATCTGTGGTGTAAATAGTGGCCGAACCTTCACCGTCAGCGAATCCCGTGATGTAAGTCTTAAACGGAGCAAATTGACCAAGCGTTTGACCGATGGTGGTTACATCGATCTCGTCGCGTGTGATTTCAAAGCTCCATTCTCTAATTGCTCCTACCGCCTCAAATTCAGAGTATTTAATCGTGAATGGCGTTGTTCCGTCAGTGCCGTCACTAGACAGGGCCAGTTCAGTGGCTCCAGCCGTTGCAGCAAAAGTTGCCAAGCCAGTTGCCGCCACATAAGTTCTGATAAAGACAGGGGTGCCAGCAGCTAAGCCGCCAGGCAAAGTGCCGCCCGTGCCGGTTCCAACCGAAACTTTGTCGTTGACCTTGAAACCTAAAAAAGTTCCAACATTAATCGTGTTGTTGGCGTTGGTGACGTTTGCGGCTTTAAACGTGCTGTCAGTGCCAGCAGGCTTGTAATAAAGAGCGCCGGACGTACCGGATAACGTGGTGGCCATGGCGAGTTAGCGGTAGTTGGCTTCGTTTCATTGTACGAAGGCATCGAATGTTATGGCTAGTTCTGTTTGAAAAAAAGATGCAGGCGCTGCAGCGTCCACAAAAGTAGGGCCATCAGCAGCCTCGAAAATAATTTGGCTGACAGTTTTCCGGTCAAACAAATCCTTGAGCCTTTCAGCAACCGTCAAGTTATCGCCAGCACCAACTCCGATAGGGCTGAAAACATTGATTACTAAAATCCCTGCCTGGCGATTGCTGCCAGTGGTAGGGCCAAGCAATGTCGCGTAATTGCTTGAACCGAAACGGATTTGAGCCTTGACCCAAATGCTGTTATTAGGCGGCGTGAACGGCACGTTTTCAAAGCTCACCTGATACGCAGGAGCTGACGCTAGTTCAGTCGCAATACGCGCTTCAATCGCTTGCCTGATGTCGTTGTAAGTGCTGGTCATCCGCGCCTCACGATGCTGGCCCATAGGCCAGGGATCTGGTCTCTAGTGTCTTTCCCTGCAAGTTTTTCAGGCCAGCCTGCTATTAAGCCAAAACGTGACCTGAATTTACCTTTCCAGGAAGGCGGCATATTTATGCCAAAAGTGATTGCTTCGCCATAATTCTGAGTGTTGTTAATGACTCTCACGGTTAGCCCATTATTGCTAAAGACAGGCGGCTGCCAGTTTGATAAAAAAGTTCCACCATTCACTTCGCCTTCAGGACTGTAATCAATCAGCTTGTTGCGAAGAACAACAGCAGTCTCTTTCATTAAAGTTTGTACTTTGGCTTCGCAGTAGCCAGAAAGCTGAGGCAAAGTAATCTTTGATAATGCCATTAGCCCCTCAAGATAAGCTCAAAAGTAATCGCAATACCCTCTTGCTCTACTGTGTTGACTGTAATAATTTGATACACAACTGTGCTGATTACGACCCTGTCTTTTGTGCCGGGCGCAGACGGTAGGTCAGTAGCTGCAACAACAAGGCGCTTATCCTCTGCCTGGATCAATCCACTTACTTCGCCTTTGCTGACGCCTTCAAGCACTCCTTTAACAGCGCTGTCGCTTGTCGTTTCAGTTAAAGCACCTGTTGCCGTGTTGTAAGTGCCTGCGGTGACATACCGAACAATCACATCACCGCCAAACTTTGCAATGACGGTGCCAGCTACTTTTTCAAGGGATTGAGCAAGTCCCATCAGACGCTATAAACAACGACATGACCAGAGGTCAAAGTAATCGAAGTAAAAATTACGCCTTCAATGCAAGCGCCATGGTGAATGTCGATTGCAGACGGAGCGCCTGATCCGTTCTCAGTAATACCTTCAGAAGTCATCGCAGCAATAACCGAGTTCTTCAAGGCTTCCACCTTGTAAAACCTGCCAGTGTGCGCAGCTTGATTAGTAATGATTGTTGCCTTTGAAGGCGAGTAACCCATACCCATGATCAG